GCCGGAAAGATAGCCTGATGGGGCAAGGCCCCATCCCCTAGGTTTGCTCCCCTAGTTACGGTTAGAACCGTAACCACCGCCTGGCTGAACGCTTAGCTTTCGCTAAGCACCAGTCGGACCCAACCCGAGTTTGATGTCGACGACTCGGGGACGTCCAGAACGTCGTAAGTGATCCTCGGAAGTTGGCACTTTGGCAATGCCAAACTCCGTTGGACGACCTTCCTCCATTGAGGAAAGGCACTTACGCAGGGCAGGCCAGTCATCTATCTCATTAACTGGGATAGGTGACCGGATTCTCCATCCTTTTACCATAGGTATGGAGTTTTTGACGACTACCCCCTCCATAGAAAGAGGAGAGTAGTAATCAACCCGACCCAATACAGGAGAATTCTCTTCAACCACCGGATAATGCACAAGTAGTTTGTGCATTTGACGGTCAAGAAGATCCACTGCGCTCCACAAACCAGCTCGATAGAGTTGGTTTCTGAGAGAAACAGTCGAAATGATCTCCTGTACGTTCTTCCGAGATGAGGGAATAGGACGACGGACGCGGACCAGTGACACGTCCTGTCCGTCATAATACTCCCTCCCGCAAGACTCACGGAACTTACCGTTCCAGAAAGACTTGCGACCGTTCACCTTGAGACCAATGGCCTCAAGTGATTGGATCACGGAACGCACATGATCAACGGGGACAATAATATCGTCTCCGAAGACGCGCACCCGACCACGATAGGATTTAACGTCCTTCATGGTCAACGGGCGTCCTAAGTCCTGTTCTATTCCTCTGAAGATTGCCATAAGGAAAACGGCAGCCTCCATTGGAAAGCACAGGGCTGAACCCATAGACGCAAACTTGGATAGGGATATAACATCCCCTCCAGGTAGGAGCGCCTTCTCACTTCTGCAAGCCATGACAGCATCGTGTAAATGACGATGTCTGGAAAGCATCAGTGAGACGGTCTCATGAGAGACCCTATCGGAAGCTTCACTCAGATCGAGTGTCGCTAGTTCGCCTTTCGACGAACCCTCTTTGGCCAGACGTTGGTTAGGCGTCTGATCATCGAGGCCAATGAAGTCGTTAAGAAAAGAATCCTTAACGGCCTCCTGGAACAGTCGCAAAATAGCCTGCTGCGAGTATTGCATCGCAGTAGGTTCAATTGCAATTATCCTAGGGGTCTTCATCGTCTTAGGAACTGAGATAACCCTAACGGGCCTCTCAGCTCCGGGTTCGAGGAAGTCAACCTTGTCTAGCTCCTCCCAATAGGAGTAGCTAGGTAGAACCATTTCCACGAAAGGGAAATAGTTCTCAAGGCGCACGGGCCATTCGGTTTGGCGGAACTTTTGATTCCCGACAAGGGAATCGGCAGTTGCGCCTGGACCGTGTTTCGGACGAAGACAGCCGTCATAGACTTGTTTGTCCATGACACTGAACATCGAGCCGAAAAGGAGCGTCGACAGGTGGAAGAAACGATCATGATTCCTCCTCCC